GCTTGGCCTTGGGTGTGTTCGCCTTCTTGGTGAACTTCTCTGCAGGCATCAGACCCTCCGCACCAGGATGACAATCAGGATGATGATCAGGATCAGAACGATCAACCCACCACCGATGTACATGGATGGACCCTAATCCCTGCTGCCTGGCCAAGTGAGGAGGAGCACGAACCAGACGATGATCGTCCAGCCAGCCAACTCGCGGACATGGGAGGGGAACCAGATCTCCGCCATCATCTGATGATGATCGCCCTGATCCGTCGTCTTGCACTGCCTGTTGCCGTCACGTCGATCGTGGTCAACGCGATCATGCTCGTCGCCTCGGTCGTGATCTGGTGGTTGGCGATCAAGCAGGGCTGGCTCGACGAGGTCACGTTCGTCTCGCATGTCTCGATGTTGGCGCTCGTGTTCTCCGCCGTGTCCGGTGTGGCTGCCGCGGTCGCAGGTGTACTGGCCCTCGTACCGACCGACGACCTGCTCGGAACTGATCCGGAAGACGAAGAAGCCCCCCACCCCTGATGGGGTGGGGGGCTGATCTTCAGGGGAACGCTTGCTTGACCGCAGCTACCAGCAGTGCTGCGATGGCGGCGATGATCAGGACGAACAGGATGTCGAGGATGTAGTCATCGTTCACAGGCTCTTCAGCCAGACGAGTGCGCCCATCGTGATGATGCCTGCGCAGAACGCCATGACCAGTGCTGCCTTCTCGTCGCTGGTCACTCTTCCTCCATGATCTCGATCAGGGCTTCACGCGCACACGTCTCGCACAAGTCCCCGTCGGTGGCTCGCCAGTACCAACACACAGCACAGAGCAGCACGTCGTTGCCGTCCTGGTCCGTGTACGTTCGCCACCGTTGCCTGAGTTTGTCGATTGAGTCAGTCCATCCCAGGTCACTCATTGGTGATCCCATGTTCCTCGTCCGTTTCTTCGCAACACCTCGGGCAATAGCCCTCGGAGCAGTACCACTGAGGGTCGGTTGGATCACCGCATCGTGGGCACAGGTCGTCGCTCATTTCCTGACCTTCGGTATGGCGGGGCATGACGCCTCATGGTTCTTGATCGCTGTCTCCAGCGGGATACGAGCAGTGCCACGGATCACTCCGTGGCACTGCTCACAGGTGTGTTGGCTACCGACCACCGAACAGCCACTCCAGTCGTGCGGGGATCACCTTCGTGTCGTTGCACGCGTCGCAGCAGCGGTCGTCGTCGTGGTTGCCGTACGGATCAGGGTTGTGCCCGTACCCGGTCGGTGGCTCGTGCCACGGCTCGCATGGCTTGCCGCACAGGCAGCACAGCGGTTGCTCAGTCATGCTGCACCTCGTCGACTTCATCGGGAGTCGAACGCACCGGCTCACCGAGGTAGTCGCAGCAGTCCTTGCAGGACCACCAGACGATGCCGTGGATGCAGTCGGCATCCATCAACCGGGCGTCAGTCATGCTGCACCGCCTTCAGCTGCATCGCCAACGACTCGACTTCACCGACGACGAAGGCCCAGTTCCGGTAGGTGCTGTGACCGAACGTGCCCTCGCCTTCGAGGAAGACACGAGCGGGCATCGACACCCGACCACGCAACTCGCGCAGGTCGGCCTCCATCCCCGGCGCCAGGTCCATGAAGTGAGCGCAGTCGAAGCCGAACCACCAGATGTCGTGCTCCCTGCCCGGCTCGGGGACGTGGCAGATCTCTCCGCCTTCCTCGCACGCTGCGCTGTATGTCAGCCCGCCGTGGACGTCGACAGCACCGACCTCGTTGTATCCGGCACCGTGCCACGGATGGTCGGGTCCGACACCGACGTAACCGCACCACGCACCGCTCGGACCGCGGTTGATCATGCAGTCGAGATCCGTCACCGGATCCACCCACACGTCGTGGTCGGGTTCGTTGTTCCAGGGGCCTTCGCCCCAGTCTTCGTGATTCATCTCTCTCCTTGGTTGTTGGTCAGTTGATGTCCGACCAGGGGTTCTCCTGGCCGATCTCGGCTTCGAGATCGTCGGGCACGTTGTGCCCAGCGACTCGATGCTTGTGGACGTGTTCGAGCGCGTCGCCCAGCGAGTGCAGTTCAACGATCCACGGATCGTCGAACAGGCACGCCGAGCAGCAGATGAATCCGCCGACGTGCTCGAACATGTACAGGTCGCTGCCGTCCCAGCCGAAACGGCAGTAGCTCATGGCTTCTCCTTGGTTGTTGGATTGAGTTCACCGAGCAACTCGTAGAGCGTGCTCAGTGTCTGCTGCAGCGCGTCGAAGCGCCGCCGCAGGTCTTGTAGTTCAGCGAGCGCCTCGTCGCGCTCACGAGCAACGTCACCGCTGACGAGCGCAGCGACCTGGCTGATGATGTCTCGCAGTCGGGTCAACTCGTCATCGAATACCGGCTCCTGGATCGCCTCGATGAACGGCTCCCACTCCTCGTCCGTCATCGGCTCGGGCTCGGGTGGGGTCCACTCGACCTCGATCTCGAACTCCGGCTTAGGCTCGCCGCGCGGATGCACCTCGGATGCCTTGTAGTTGGGGATGACGTTGACGATGTTCTTGCGAGCATCGACCGTTGACGTCGCCTCCCCCGCCTGGACATGAACCTGCCAGTGCGAACCGACTCCACGCTTCGACGGGTACTCCAACCCGCAGATCAGGCAGCGGTAGGTGATCTGATCCTCGCCGTCGGGGACGAGCCTGCGGATCACCGTCTCCATTACCTGCGAGACGTACTGCTGACCCTTGGTGGCGAGTGACAGCGTTGGTTCGACTCGCTCTGAGTACGGCACTAGTTGGCTATCCGGAATTTCCGGATGCATGTCATCCTCCTCGGCATGACCCTCCGCCTCGTCCTCGGATGCATCGCCCTGCTCGGTGAACTCATCCTCATCGGTGTCCTCGTCGGCCTGTGGTTCCGTCGGCACTGACTCGACCAAGAGACGGAACGCACGCGCGTGCGAGGCATCCAGCTTGTACTGGTTGAGCAGCTTGTCGATCAGTTCCGCAGTCGGAAGGTGCGTGAACGAGTGAGTGTTGATCGCCCCGAGCCGGTTGAGGAACACGCCGTACTTGATCGACGTGTTCGTCGGGATCGACTGCTTGAACCCGGTCCGGGAAATCATGGTGACCTGCCGTCCCGGTTTGTGGACGATGTTCCACTGGCAACTTGCTGCAAGTGCAACGACCGCTCGCATCGCCGTGTCCTTGATGTAGCTGACATCGATCGGCTTGAGATCGGTGACGTACACCGGGGACATCGCCTCTTCAGCGAGATTCATCAACGTGTCATATCCCGGCGTGTACGGGTCGACTCTTAGTTTTCCTGTTTGTATCGCCATTTCTGATGGCCCTTTCTGTTGTTGGTTGTTGGTGGGACCAGCGGCAAAGCGCAAGCACTGCCACTGGCCCCGGTTGGGTTCACCACCACTTGCCTTCACGCTTGGGCGGTGGTGCTGTCGGGAACTCCTCGTCGATCTGCTGAGCAAACTGATCGACGATCGTGTCGATGTCGCCCGGCTCGGTCGGCAGGAGCTTGCCGCGGTTGCTGATCCGCCCCTTGTCGATGTATGCGTCGATGTTGGCGGCGCGCATGATCCAAATCAGCGACGTGTCCATCGCCAGCTTCAGTTCGGCCGGGACGGTGTCGTACCAGTCCCCGTTGTCGGTCGGGGTGATCTCCAGCGCGAAGCCGTGGTCGTGGAGGTGGATCTTCACCTCGCTGATCCGCAGCGCCTCGGCCTCGAAGCCTTGAGCGATCAGGCAGGCCCGGTAGGCGATGGAGATGTCGTGAGTGTTGTCCTCATCCATCATCGCCCCGATCAGGGTCAGCGCGTCGTCGACGCGCCCCGCCTCGATGAGGCGTCGGAGGACGCGATCGGCGCGCCCTTCGAGTTGATCGTCATCCATGTACGGTTGTCTCCTGTTGGTTGTTGGTTGAGCGGGGGGCCATCCGGAATTTCCGGATGGCCCCCCGGTTGGCTAGCTGGTGGCGATCTGACCGAACTCGTCACCGTTGTCGCGGTAGATCCTCGCCCCGTCGATGCGACGCTCGATGGCGCTGTCGACCTGCTCGTAGATCTGGCCGTAGTCCACTTCGACGCTGACGTTGTCGACGTGTTCCCCGACGATGTCATGGAGCATCTGGTCGATGGGCGGGAGTTCCCGCTTCATCCGCTTCGCCGCCTCCTGGCGCTCCCACTGCGGGCGCAGCGAGTTCAACGACTTGACCAGGTGGTCGGTGGTGATGGTCTCCACCGCATGGTTGCGGGCGATCGAGAACCTGACCGCTGCACCCATCCCTTCGGCGACGAACGCAGGCATGTAGCCCGCGGTCGCCGCGTACACCTTGTCGAAGTCGACATCGACGGCCAACTCCTGACCGACGATGATGTGCGCCAGCTTCTCGACACCTGGCCGGTCCAACGGACCGAAGACGATCTCGGTGTCGATCCGTCCCGGTCGGAACATCCCGGCGTGGATCTTGTCGGCGTGGTTGGTGGTCATCACCAACAACACCTTCGAGTGCTTCGCCTCCGACCCGTCGACCGCGTCGAGCAACCTCGACATGACGCGCTCATCGGACAGCTGGCCGATGGTGTCGACATCCTCGATGAACAACAGGCACGGCCCGTACAGCCGCGCCCAGTGGATCATCTCGAACGGGTCGTCCTGACCGGGACGGCAGAAGATCACCGTCCACCCGGCAGCGACAGCCGACTTGGCGGAGATGTCACCCATCCCCGTCTTGCCGCCACCGAAGTCACCGGACAGCAGCACCGCCCGCTTCGGCTTGTAGCCACGCTCGGCCAAGATGTGCTGGTCGTGCATCACCGAGAAGATGAACGTCTCCGCTGTGGCCCACACCTGTTCGGTGAACACGAACTTGCTCGGGTCGATCGCGGCGGTGTCGATGAACTCACCGGCACCGTTGAACGCCTTGCCCCGGTAGATGCTGTGGTGGTCGAGGTACTCCTGCACCTTGTCGAAGAAGCCCTTGACCGCGGTCTCGTGCATCTTCATGACCACCGCTCCGAGGTGGAACATCAACCCCTGCGGCGTGCGCTTCTGGGTGATCAGTAGCGTCCCACCGCGCAGGCCGGGCAGGATCATCTTGCACTCGAACGGGACGGTGATGCGTTGCTCCACGCCGTTGACGTAGCCAAGCGAGATGTCCACCACTGCGGGCGGTGCACCTCGGTCGTTCTTCGCTTGGGCGTAACCGAAGAACTGCTTGAGCATCCGGTACGTGGCGTGCGCGCCGTCGAGTGGGCGGTACTGAAAGGTCCGCTCGACGACGGTCTGCTCGCTCATCGACGCGGCAAGGCGGGCGATGTCGCTGGCTGCCGAGTTGAGGTCGTCACGGTAGATCGCCGGGATGTTCCAAGCGTTGCCGTTGAACGTGATGTCGTCCTCTTTGGTCATCGAACCACCGATGATCGCGAGTTGCTGCCAGGCTGCGGCAGCGAGTTGGTCTTGGTTGGGCACTTGTCTCTCCTTGTTGTTGGTTGTCATTCGAATCCGGCCAGCTGGCCGGGCAGATCACGCTCGGGGTCGCCGAACGGTCCGTGATACGAGTGCATCGTCTTGGTCTCGTGGTCCTTGATCACGTAGCCGTACATCCACGACGCGGGATGCGACGTGGTCACGGTGATGATCAACTCGCGCACCTCACCGCGCGGTGAGCGCAACACGACGAACGGGTGTCCGTCGTCGGTCGTGCCGATGCGGGTGACGTGCATCCCCTTGGCATGTTCGAGGATGGGCGGGATGGGCGGGTCCATGTTGGGATGGACTCCTTTCTTGGTTGGGGAACGACACAAGCCCGGCACCTGGTGGTGCCGGGCTTGTGGAAGGGTGTGTGTTGGTCGAGCGTCAGAGACGGTGACGTCGGCGCCGTTCTCCAACGGTGAGGTTGGAGCGCGGGATGTGCAGCTGACCGGTGTACGGGTCCTTGGTGACTGCTGGTCGGTTGACGTAGATGTCAGCGACCACCATGACGAGCCATGTCGCCAGGATGGTCAGCAGCATCCAGGTGGTCAGGGCCAGCAGCGCGGCGAGTCGGTCGTCGCGTGTCACTTGAACATCGACAGGATGGCGAAGCCCCACAGGATGATGGCGACGATCGCGCAGACGTCTGATGTCTTGCCGCCCCCACTGTCGGGGTTCGGTCCGGGTACGTAACTGGGCATGTTGGTTTCCTTTGGTTGGTTTATTGGCTATCCGGAAATTCCGGATAGGGCTAGTCGCTGTAGCGCAGCAGCAAGGTGATGAGCACAGCGAGGATGGCGACGCTCACGAAGAACGGGGTCAGGACGTTTCTCCGAAGATCATTCCGTCTCCCACACGTCGAGACGTTCGATCAGAGCGTCCACCACGTTCATGATGTGGCCGGTGTCGGTGCGCCAGAAGTTGTTGTTGTCAGCGGCGTAGGCGGCGAGCCAGCCGTCCACGTTGGTCGATCCGTCCTCGTTCTCCCACGGCTCCCGTCCGAAGATCACTCCGCCACCGCCGCCCAGTAGTCGGCATCGGCCTGCGCCTCACAGTGACGGTGCAGCGGTGCCTCGAAGTTGATCTCGATCTGATCGGTCGGCAGCCCGCAGATGAAGCACGTGTGGTCGCCGGTGGCGGTGATGAAGTTGGCGTCAGGTCCGAAGATCACGCCACGCACCCGAAGATGTCGCAGTGTCGGGTCGGGTGCAACGCCTGGTGTGCGAGCCGCCCTAGGCGCAGCGACTCGGGGCTACCGATCGACGGGCCTTCCAGCCAGTCGGTGACGCACTGGGCGAACAGGCCACGGCACGGCGGATCGTGTGGGCAGGCGGTCGTCATCGCCCGATCCTTACTCGCAAGATCACGCCGCTCATGACGTGCTCCACGCGCGGTAGCCCTGCTCGCGCCACAACGTCGCGCCAGCACGAACGTTGAAGTACGGATCAGTCAGGCGATCACGCGTGCACCATGTATCCATCTGATCGGACAGCCAGCCGCAATGCGACGACAGGATCTGCAACAACCCGGTCGCCGACGACGAACGGTTGCGCACCTGAGCCTGACAGCGCGACTCGCGGTACATGATCCGCGACATGCGCACCACGTCCCAGCCGGGCGAGTACTGGCGGAGCAGTGGCTCGGCCCCGACACACCGCCCGTCCGACGACGCGTCGGAGTAGCTCGCAGAGGCCGGGACTTGTTCGGTCGCAGGCGGATCTGGCGGATCGAGCCGCACAGCTGGCGAGGTGGGTTCGGCGGCGACGTATACGCCTTCGGGTGGCAGGTCGAGGTGGTTCGGTGCAAGCACCAGCAGTGCTGCGATGAGGATGGTCATTGGTCGTCTCCTTCGGGGATGGTGCCGTTGGTCAGGTACTGCTCGAACGCTTCGTCGTCGAGCGAGATGATTCGTGGTGGTGGGACGGTCTGGTCGTTGGCGACGTGGTCGATGTCCTGACCGAGGCGGATCGCTTCGCTGCGGATGAACTCCCAGGTGCGCGCCAAGGCGACAGCTGATTGGATCAACTCGATGTCGGGTGGCAGGGTGTTGCCTTCGGGGTCGGGTTCGCCGTGGCACACGACGACAGGACCCCAGATCGGTCGGCACATCAGCAACGACGCGGGGACGTTGAACACGCCACCGTTGAGCATCCCTTCGTCGTCGATGTACATGCCGACGTCGTCGTCGAGCTTGAGGTAGTCGAACACCGCGTCGTGGAGTCCGTCTTTGATGCCCGCGTACGTGCAGGGCACGGTGCGGTAGGTGCCGTCCGGGTAGACGGCGAGCAGTCGGTCGTTGGGCATGAATGGAAAGCCTTTCAGGACAACGACGAAGCCCCCGGCCTTGGTAGACCGGGGGCTTCGTACGTGTTGATGATGTCATCCGGAAATTCCGGATGTTGTGCTCAGGTGTGAGCTAGATGCGGCTCAGCTTGCCGAGGGTGCCGACGAGGATCGTCAGCGTGGCGAACGTGGCCGGGTCGCCGTCACCCTCGGCCACATCGCCGAGCAGGTCGTTGACCAGCTGCAGGGTGTGGGCAAGAGCACGCCCCGGGGCACGCTCCTGGTTGTAGGCACGGACGGCACGCGCCGCCTCCCACTCCTGGGCACCTTCGACCGTCCACTCGGGACGGGCGATCTCGGTGGCGACGCGCTCGTTGCGCTCGCGCAGCTTGGCACGGTAGCCAGGCATCCTCGACGCGGGCGGCAGCTTCTTGCGCGGCGTGTAGCTGTCCATCGCTGCCTGGCGGGCCTCGGCCTCGCGGACGTCGAACACCTCGTCGAGGGTGATGGGTGTGTCGTTGTTCATTGCATTCTCCTTGTGTGTGTTGGTTGTTGGTTGGTGGATGGGTCAGCCGGGCATGTCGGCAAGGGTCTTGACGTACCGGCAGTCCGGACGGTGGTCGAGGATGCGCGAACGGTCGGTCGGGGACTCGTCGCCCCACCGGGCACCACAGATGCGGCACCCCGTCGTCCAGTCACGGCGGAGACCCTCAGCGGTCGTGAAGATCTCCTCGTTGGTCAACGGACGGAACACGACGACGAGACCGGTCGTGTACGGCACGTTGGCGAACCGTCCGGTGGCGATGTACCGACCGGCGACCCGTCCCTGCGGATGACCGGACGAGTCGGTGAAGACGCGCACCATGTTGACGCGGATGATCCGCGAGTTGTTGTGGAACCACAGCTTGACGTGGTCGCCGACCAGGATGTCGGGATACTCGACGGTGCTCATCGGGCCACCACCGTCGTGAAGTGGCGACGGGTGCGACGCGCCCAGCGGGTGGACAGCTTGCGCGCCCAGTGGTCGTAGTGGGCCATCCGCGCCAGATGCGCTTCGGCCTCATGGTCGGCGATGACCAGCAGTGAAGGGCAGGTGCAGTGGTTGCAGCCCTCCTCGACGGTGTGGTCGGACGCCGGATGACCGCAGTCATCACAGTTGGGGACGTGGGTCTTGATCATGACGTGATCCCCAACTCCGACTTGCGCACCATGCGGAGACCGCGTGGTCGGTGACACACCGGGCAGCGCAGGTCGATATAGACGACCGTGCCGGTACGGACCAGGTCACCTTCGACTGCCATGCGGTACTCATGGCCGGTACAGGCTCGCTCACGCAAAGGGTTGATTTCAGGGATATCGGACAGTTTCATTTGTTGGTTGCTTTCTGTGAATAGCCACCCGGAATTTCCGGATATGGCGGGACTTGGTCGATTGGAGCCTCAGATGGTTCTGCCGTGCACACGCCTTGGTCGGTGGGCAAATCCATGAAGCAAATTGAGGTGGACTTGAATTGGTCGGTCGCTCGACATCGATTCCGTCGAGCGTCGACATCGGTGGGCCAGCGCGTGATGCGTCGGCACCGGGACGCGACGAAACGCCCGACCCGCGAGGGATCGAGCGTTGACCGGGATGGCCATCCGGAATTTCCGGATGGCGGGAACGACAAAGCGCCCGACTCGCGATGAGTCGGGCGCTTCGTCAAGTTGAGTAGCCGCGCCTTGCGCGGCGATGGATCACCCAGCCGCGACCGCGGTCTGCGCGGCCATCGCGGCCATCACCGCGGCGACCACCGCGGCGACATCCGGCGCGGGTGCGATCGGCACGACCGGCGCGATCGGCACGACCGGCGCGATCGGCGCGGGCGCCGAAGCTTCGGTCACCGCGATCTGCTCGGCGACCACCGCGGGCGCGACCGGCGCGGGGACCTTGTCCCGCGCCTTGATCGCGCCGTCGATCAGCCGCGCCAGCAGACGCAACTCATCGACCGAAGCCGCCGCGATCGCACCGCGGAAATCCTCCTCCTCGATCAACGCGAGCAGACCGGAACCGATGCCCTTGTGAGCGCGCTTGACGACCTTGACCGCGTCCGCGTCGGCCGCGTCCACGGGGTTCAGCACCGCGTCCAACGTGGACCCAGCGACGATCGCCGCGCCCATCCGCTCCGCGACCACGTGCGCCGTGATCTTCTTGCTGGTCGAACCCTCACTGACACTCTCCGCCGACATCGCGACCTTGACCGCTTCGGCCTTGTTGCCCTTGCCAAACAGGGCGAGAGCTTGCTTCACGTGCTTCGTGTCGACCGGCTTGCCCACCTCATCGACGACGCGGACGGCTTCGGTGATGTGAGCCGACAACGCGTGAAAGGTGAAGTCTTCCCACAAGGTGCCGACGGACCGCGGCTTGATCCCGGCACCGAAGTCGATCGCCGCGCCAACGGCTTTCCAGCCCATCGCGGTGCGGATGCTCGTCCACGCGTCGGCGTGGTTGACCGCAACGGGCTTGTTGCCCTGCGCGCCAACCTTGACGATGTAGCCCGAGTAGATCGCCGCGCCAATCGCGGCCTTGCGCCGCGAACCCGCTTCGATCAGGGCAACCTGATCGGTGCGGTCCCCACTCTGCGCGGACAGGATCGCCGCCGCGATCATCCGCATCGCTTCGGCCTGCGCCTGCTCTTCGGTGAGCTTCGGCGTGGTCTGCTTCGTTGTACGTGCCATGACTTGGTTCCTCCTGAGGAATCCTGCGCCATCCGGAATTTCCGGATGAGCGACCGGTCCCTGACCGGCACCAACCATGCTATCAGGTGGGTGGGTGGGTGAACCGACCAGGGTGGACCGGGTGTATAGGCCCCCGGCACCCACCCATAGAAGGTAAAGGGGAGTCGAGGTCAGAGCGATTTCTGTGAGGTTCCGGCGATCACGGATCGAACATGCGTTCTCGAGTGTCAACCTGAGGTGAAACGTGCGATTGGGGCGTGGTGCGGGTCACATGTTGTGGGCTGGGATGGTCGGTCTGAGTCAGTTCGTGATCCGAACCTCATGTTCTGTGGTTGTTGCTCACTGAGAGCTATCACCCCTGGTAGATCCATTCTGGGTTTTTGAGGTCGCACCTCACCTCGCCAGAACGTTTTTGCGGACTACCTCAGAACGGTCTGAGAATGGATCTACCAGGTGTGATGCGAGCGTTCGGAACGTTCCCAGAATGCTCGGATGTAACGTTCTGGGCGTTCCCCCCCCTAGAGGGGGGAACGCCCACGGCATCTGGGATCAACGGGCGCTGTACTTGCCCTTCGTCACCTCGTCGAGGTGGCCGTTCTCGACGAGCAGATCGAACGCGGCGACCTTGATCGTCGCCGCCCAACCCGCCGTCCCGGTCACCAGGCTGGTCTTCGTGAACGGTGCCCGACGCTTCTTCGCCACCTTGATCATCTCCACCCCGCAGGCAGCCACCTCTTCGTCTTGGCGTTCCTGCGGCGACTGGTGTTCCTGCTCGGCCATCGGGAAGGTCCGCACGATCATGTCGTCCGGCCCCGACGGGTTGAACACCATCTCCGCCACCACAGCCCCCCGGCTGTGGAACCCGTAGCGGTCCTTCGCGCACGTCAGGCGCAGCTTCCCGCCCCGACCCTTCGTCAACGGCTTCACCGCCTCGATCAGGTACGCCGCACCGCCGACCGCGGCCCGCTTGCGTGCGCTGCCCTTCGGGTACAGCGGGTTGTCCACCGTCTTGGTGACATGATCCACGATCAGCACACACGCCCCGGTGTCGGCCAACGCCCGCGGGATCTGCCGCAGCCACGGAGCCACCTCGTTGTCCTTGTCCTCGTTGATCGAGTCCAGGCCGAACGCCTCGCCCAGGCTGTCGATCACCACCAGCGCCGCCTGACGCTCCCGGCACAACCGCACCAGGCGGACGATCTCACTCGGCGACGACGGGTCCTGCGGGCGCAGGTAGACCAGCCGGACAGCGATCTCCTCGGCCGTCAGGCCGACGTTGCGCAACCGGGTCGTGATCGACGTCGGCGTGTCCTCCAAATCGACGTACACGGCCACACCGCCCGCCCGGATCACCTCCGCAGTGGCGGTCACCGCCACCCAGCCCTTGCCCAATCCCGATTCGCCGTGGATGCCGTTGATCGTCCCCGGATAGAACAGGCCCACCCCGTCGGTGCGCAACAGGATCGACGGCGGATCGAGCACCGCCGTGCCATCGAGGAAACCGGTCAGATTCACAGGTGTCGACCATGATCCCCCCTCCTCGATAGGTTCCGGCTCACCATCCACCAGCACCTCCTCTCGGGCGAGCGGAAGTGCTGGTGGAGGCATCAACTCCCGGCGAACCCGCCGACCGAACGCCTGACGGTCACCGCCGTCCTCGTACGCGCAGATGAAGTCCGCCAAGCTGATCGAGTAGCCGCCGTCGCTCTGACGGCTGCCGAGCGCGGTCATCCCGGCGGGCATGTCCGTCTGCGACCAGAAGGCGAATCGCCCGTCGTCGTGCAGCTGCGCGGCGTGTCCCTCGCGAGGCGTCTTGCCCGGCCTCACCCAGTACGGCCCGTCCGGCTGCCAGCCGTGCCTGGTCAGGTACGTCTCCCATGACAGATTCTCCCGCACCCACGACCACGGATCATCGCCCGGCAGCTGCGACGACGGATGACGCTCCATCGACGACTCCGTCCGCTTCGCAGGCTCCAGATAGGCCCGCAACAGGCCCAGCAGCCACTCCGGGGCCATCGGCGGGTCGATGTGCAGCAACCCCCGCTCTGGACGTACCCCGTAGCTGACCAACTCGCCGGTGACCTTCGACGGCCTCACCGACGGCGGCAGCATCCCGTAGCCACAGCCGACGTTGCCCGCCCGGCCACCACGCAGGTCGATCCCCGGCCCCAACACGTCCGTGCCGGTGATGCACAACTCGTCAGGCACCAGGTAGAACAAGTGCCGCCCACCCGACGGCGTCAGATGCACCGGGACACCACCCACATCCCAGCCGTGCTCAGCCTGCAACGCCCTGAACGTCTCCTTGCCACCGTTGATCGGGTCGATGTCGACCATCAACAACGATCCCGGCCAGGTGTTCAGCTGCGGGCCACAGCACAGCGCCAGATTGACGTCCCGGCCCTGGAACGAGCGATCAATCCAGGCGACATCGTTGGTTGCCTGGCGCTGCCATTCGCTGATGATCGGCCGGTGGCCGTGAGATTCGGTCGGAAAGACGCGCAGGCCACGCATCCCGAACTGACACGCCGCCATGTACATCGGGTCGAGTTGCTCGGAGGCGCTCACGATGCCACGAGTCCGGCGAAGTAGGTCGTCCCCTTGTGGAAGCGCTCGGTGAAGATCGACGTTGCCGGGCAGAACTCGCAGGAGTACAGCCGCCCGATCACCGTCCCGCGCGAGGACACCGATTCATGGATCTGCTCGACCAACGCGGCATCGGGGAAGGTCCGCTCGGCTGGGCCGCGATCCTGCACGGAGATGGCGATCACGTTCAACACGTCGCCGCTGTCGCCGCGGGCGATGATGTACACCGCCTCGGGGTGGAGGCACTCGCCTCCGCAGGCCACGCAGTACAGCGTGTTGTCGGGGGTTCCGGTCTTGCTATTGTCGTCCATGACGTTGGTCCTTTCGATGAGGGACTGAATGAAGGCCCAGGGGTTCCCGCCCCTGGGCCTTCGCACATTACGACGTTCTGCGACGCCGACACGACGGGCAGTGACACGACGTCGCGTGCGGGACGTGCACCACTGGTCGTGGCTTCTTCGTCATCTCTTTGACGAATACCTCCTGGTCAGGGACCACGTCCGGCCACAGGCTCATCTGAATCAACATCACTCCTCCTTGACAGGGGTGGTACGCTCTCGGCGGGCCTCACGGATCGCCGAGAGCGATTGTTCGGCTCGTTTCCGAGCGTGCGGTGGATACCGATCCCGCTCAGGCAGCGGGGTCTCCCGCAGGATCTTGTAGATCGTCGCCGGATGAACGTCGTACAGACGGGCCAACGAGGCCACCGTCGACCCGTCCAGCCAGGTGTTGACGATCTTCGGCCACAGTCGCGGCGGGATCTTGTTGCGCCCGTTGGCCTCGCCGCGCAACCGGTTGACCGGCGGCTTCTTCGCCCGGCCCTTGCGCCGGGCATCGGCATTGTTCGACGCCATCGTCCCCACCGACAGATGCTCCAGCCTGAAGCACAGGGGATGGTCGCAGGCGTGGAGGATCACCTCGTCCTTGCGCAGCCGCCGCCCCAACACCGTCTCCATCACCCAGCGGTGCGTCGAAATCATCCGCCACGAACCGTCCGGCTGCTTCATCTTGCGCTTGCCGTAGCCGTTGCTGTCGAGGCTGCCCTGCCACAACCGACACGGAGTCGGCTGTGGCGTGGGCGGTGGGAAGTCGCGCAGCGACCGGCGGACGTAGTCGCGGTTGACGTTCGAGACCGAACGGAACCGTCGCTTCTCAGGCAGCGCGATCCGCACGCTGGGCTGGAGCGTGCGGATCGTCACCATGTCAGTCCTCGTCGATCCAGACGATGCGGGTCGCCCCGCCGTGGCCGTGGACGTGGAGGATCGAATCGATGCCCCGTTCGTAATGCACGATCGACGACGGCCACTGGCTCGTCCAGTGGAGCACGGCGACATCATCCGAGAACAAGATGCCCTCGGCGACGACGCCGGTCCCACTGACGCCGGTGACGTCCACGTCACGTTGCAACACGAAGCGGCGGTGCATCAGGCCACGTGCTTCCAGGTCCGGCGGTTGCGGATGAACACGATCGTCGCCTTGGTGACGCCGTAGCGCCTGGCGAGCGTGACGCAGCCGTCGGATGACAAGCGGATGGCGCGGACGTCGTCTTCGGTCAGCTTGGCATTGTTGTTTTTCTCGCCGCGCGAAGCGCGGCCTCCGGCGGCTGGGTCCAGCGCTGCTCCGCGCGCTGGCATTCCCCGCTCGTAGGCCATCCGCAGGTTGTCACCCTGGGTGCCGAGTTGCAGGTGGTCAAGGCGGACGCATGAACGGTTGTCGCACAGGTGCATGACCACCATCCCCAAAGGGATGGGGCCATGCACCTGCTCGTACGTCCACCGATGGGCCAGCTTGGGGGCTGGCCACCCTTTGCGGTTGACCTTGCCGTAGCCGCTTTTGTCGACATACAGCGGCCAAGGCTCGCAGGAGGTGGTGGGCAGTGGGGTCATCTCAGAAGTCGTCGAGCAGGTCGGAAGCGGCGACAGTCTGGACCGGTGGCTTGTAGGAGGCACGATAGAGCTTAGGGGCACTATACCCTCTGTTCGTTTTCTTGCCTTCGCCGGTGTAGGCGACCTTGAGGGTGCCACCCTCCTTGATCTCCTTCACCTCTGCCTTCTTCATCGCGTCGGCGATCGCATCTTTGAGGCTCTTGCCGACACCCGAAGCCACCTCATAGTTGCCGCCCTTGGCGAACACCTTGCGGACACCGTCGTCGTTCTCACCTTCGGACAGTTCGGTTTGCAACGTGACGACCAGCTGCATCCGCGGTGAACCGTCAGCCCACGTCAACGGAGAGTTGTCTTCCATGCTCGTTTGCTGGGTCAGACGTACATCGGTGATCGTGCCTTCGACAGCGTCACCGACTGCTTCGAATTTGGCGGCTTTCCCGCCACCTCCGAAGAGGAAGGATTCAACATCGCTCATTTGTCTCTTTGCTCCTTTGTTTATGGGATCATGGAATTCGTCAGACGGGGCGAACCCCGGTCTTTGTTCTTCACTCGTGGATCGGGCTGGAACGGCAACGAGAATTCCTTCTCGATCGCGTCCAACAGGTCGAGCACCTTCGTGATGTGCGCCGGGTCGGACAGCCCTTGCTTCGGTGTCGGCACCCCGGCAGGCCAGCGGTTGACGAACTGCACCGCCGCCTTCTCGTGCGAACGGATCACCGCGACACGCACCTTGATGTAGTCGATCATCGCGTAGTGCAACTCGTCGGCTTCGACCTCCGCTTCACCGGCCTCCCACTCCGGGTTGACGACAGGCAGCGGGACGGCGAACGCATCATGCCCGTCACGCCCCGCCTTCCACGCGTTGCGCCACTCGTTGACATCGAAGGCCAACAGCGCACCACGCAACCCCAGATCGACCGACACCCACAGCGGCGTGCACGTCGCCTGGCCCACCGGGAGATGGACGAGCATCGTCCAGTTCCGGTCGATCTCCGGGGTCGGCAACCGCCGCTCGGTGATCACGTCGTACAGCGTCCCGTCGGCGTACAACGCCAACTGCACGCAGTAGCCGGGCAGGGAGAAGTCCAGCTTCTTGCCGGTCTTCAAGTCGGCCAGGATCAACGTGCCCGGCGGCATCATCGAACCGTCCGGACACTCCAACGGACGGGTGGTCTTGTAGATCCGATCCGCCGTGCCCGCCGCCCGGTAGGCATCGTTGACCATGTGGACTTCGACCATCTCGGAGACGAGGCCGTACTCGTCGAGGAAGCGGACGTACGCCGCCAGATCGTCGGCGTACTGATCGGGAGCGCAGAAGTCGTCGCTGAAGTCTTCGACGCGCGCCGTCATCGCATGCAACGCGGTGCCGGTGTCCGCCGCCTCGTTCGCCGAACCCTTGTCCTGCGCTTCATCGCGGAGCGCCTGCTTCTCCGTCCGGTCTTCGTCCTTGCACACGGCGACCTTGGCGGCGAGCGCCTGCGACCGGGCGACACCGGTCATCGACTTCCAGATGCGCCACTCGGTCAGCGCTGACTCGTCGTCGAGCAGCTTGGCGTACGACGACGGGCGGCGGTAGCGCAACGTCTTGTCAGGGTCCGACGGGTCGGAGACCAACGGCGCACCGTTCGCTCGGCGGAAGTCGTTGCGTGCTTCGTGGGCATCGTCCAGTTCGTTGATGTCAACCGACGGCACTGGGACCACCGATCACTTCGAGCAGTTCCTGCCAGCACAACACCACTTCGTTGATGCCGCCCCGAGAGACGTCTTCGCGCAAGGCGTGCACCGCAGCGTCCATTGCTTCGATGGCGTGCTCGCGGGTCAACGGGTCCGGCTCACTCCGGTCGTCGGCGTAGATGTCGTTCACTTCGTCCATGTCAGTCCGTTCTTGATCATCATCACGGTGGTTTGGCAGACGCCGAAGCGTCGAGCAATCCAACGCGTCGGCACGTTGTCGGTCAACTGTTCGCGGATGCGTTCCACGTCGTCGGGCGTCAGCTTGTGGTTGCCGTTCGCTTCGCCCCAGCGCTGGTTGTAGGCGACCTTCACAGCTGCCACTCCTTCCAGAACTGGTCCGGTGGTGCGGGCCGCTCAGCGACGATCTTCTCGGAGTCGGTGTCAGAGATGTTCTTGGCGACCGCTCTGCTGTCCGCGTCTCGGATCAGCGCGTCGGGTGCCTTCAGCACGGTGTCGATCCACAGGTCGTGGATCCACAGGTCGTGGATGCTCATGCCTGGGTCTCCGTCCAGCGCTTGCCGGTCTTGATCCTGGAGATCAGTTGCTGACCGACGCCATAGTCGGCGGCAATCAGGCGCTGGACTCGGCCGTCGGAGCGGATGGCATCGGCCTGCACCTGAGTCAGCTTGGCCTTCGGATTGGCTTCGCCTCGGAGCGCACGTGGCTGCCAACCGCGACCCTTCGCCATCATGTCTGCGATGTTGTCGGCCTGGGTTCCGAGGAACAGGTGATCAACGTTCACGCATGGCGGGTTGTCACAGTGATGACAGACGTACAAGCCATCAGGGATGGCACCGTGAACCTCGGTCCAGGCGACTCGGTGAGCGAGCCACAGACGCCCGTTCCACCAACGCTGTCCATGTCCTGACGGGAGGCAGTACTTCGTCCATTCGATGCACGCGGTCATTGGAGGCCACCTTCGAGAAGGCGGGAGGCGTAGCGGTCGAACACGTTGACGATCGCCGCCTCGTCGATCAGGCTGATCTCCCACAGCAGGCGGGCCATCGTCCGTTCGCTGCCGGTGCCCTTGTCGATGAACTCGCGGAAGCACTGCCGCCACAACTCGACGGTCATGGCTTGATCTCGTGAACGTGATCGACCCTGTCGATCTCGGGTGGCTCCCAGCCACAGTCGGCGCAGCGCCAGTAGCCCTGACCGATGTACTTCATGTCGTGGGTCCAAACCTGCTTGCAGCCCTCGGGGTTGGGGTCACTCATCGGACTGCCCTCACCGGCAGTTCGGAGAAGAAGCCGTAGCGGGCGATGAGCGCCGCCTCGGCCAGCCCGTCCTGGCTGACCTTCTTGAAGCTGTTGGCGAAGTCGGGGAACAGTTCGGTGGCCAGGCCACGACTGGCCGACTTGTCCTTGCCGGTCAGACCCATCTTGCGTTTCCAGTCGACGGGCCTGACGCGCACCAGCGAGAAGTGGTTGGCCTGGACGACACCGACGATGATGCCGGTATTCAGCCCGAGGCTGAAGCTGGCGATGCTGCCGTTCTTCGGCATCGGCTGGGTGTTCTCCAAGAACACGACATCCGGCTCCCAGTCGGTGAGCATCGCGTCGATCGCCCATCCGTCGGCTCGGCTGTCGTGGACCGGCATTGGCTCGACGCCCGCCAGTTGGCCGTCGTGGATGACGGCAAGCCCGCCGGTCACTCCAGGATCGATACCCACGATGACGTAGCTCATTTCATCCGACCGATCGGATGATCGTTGACTTCCATGACCGGCTCGAAGCAGTCGTCGCAGAGCAGGACGTTGTCTCCTTCGAGATCGAATCCGTGGGTCTGCGCTTCGGTCAGCATCTCCTCGTCGGTCCACGCCTTGAAGAAGGTGTCGCCGCACGCGGCGCAGGTGAAGGTGTCGCTCATTCGGCGGCCTCGTCGATCTCGTTGATCGGCTTCGGAGCCTGGGGTCGGTGGACGCGTTCGAGGATCTCGACGACCAGCGCGGGCAACGAGACGCCTTGTTTGTCGGCGATGCGCTGCAACTGCTCTCGGTATGCGTAGGGGACCCGGATGCTGATCTGTGTCGAGGTCAACCGCGGGTCCCGTCGGTAACTCTTCGTGGGCATGGGTGTATGGTACCACCCAGCCACCCACCCTGTCAAGGGTATGTTCGACGCCGGATGGACAACTGGTCGATACTTGGCAGATGGGCAAGGGCGAGAAGATGCGCACCGACTGGCGACGCGAGCGTTTCCTCGAATGGCTGTGCACCATCAAGCAAGACCGGATGCCCCCGTCGCAGGGCGCGCTCGCCGAAGAACTGCAATGCAGTCACGACATGCTGCGCGACTGGAAGAAGGACCCCCAGTTCCTCGCCGACTGGGAGGCGCTGTACCGCCGCACCATCGGCAGCCCCGAGCGCGCCGGGACCGTGATGCAGTCGCTGTACGAGACAGCGATCGACCGCACCGACCCGCGCCAGGTCCAAGCCGCCAAGGCGTACATGGATCAGATCGAAGGCGCCCGCCCACAGAAGGTCGACGTCACCGTGACCAACGGCAAAGCCGCCAAGGATCTGACCGACGACGAACTGTTCGCCATGCTGGCCAACCGGGCTGAGAAGGAACTCGCCGATCGTCTCGAAGAACGAGACGACGTCAATGGCTGACCAACTCGTTCGCAACGGCTACGAGCCAGGACTCACCGAAGCGACACGGCGGGCGATCTTCGACCTGCGACGGCGCGCCGACGAAGTCACCATCAGCGACACCGACCCCGGCAACGGATACGAACTGTGGTTCAACACCACCGACCAGAAGCTGTACGTCCGCTGGGAAGACCAGTGGGTCGCCCTGTCCGTCGGCACACCCGGCCCCGAAGGACCACCAGGACCACAGGGACCGCCAGGTACCGGTGGAGGTACCGGTACCGGCACCGATGAGGTGTGGGTCGGACCCGACGACCCGATCGCCGCCCATCCGACGATCGAACTGTGGGTCGACAGCGATGCCGAAGGTGGCACGGGTGGCACTGGACCGCAGGGTCCGCCTGGGCCTGCTGGTCCTCAGGGTCCGCCAGGTGCCGACGGCGCTCCGGGTGCGACCGGTCCCGCTGGAGCACAGGGTCTCCAGGGCGTGCCCGGGCCGACAGGTCCTACTGGGCCGACGGGACCCACGGGTGCGCAAGGTCCGAAGGGCGACACGGGCGCAACTGGTGCGCAGGGTCCGATCGGCCTGACCGGTCCGACTGGCCCAGCCGGTGCAGCGTCGACGGTGCCTGGTCCTCAGGGTCCGGCCGGGCCGACCGGTCCAGCTGGCGCAGCTTCGACGGTCCCCGGCCCGCAGGGTCCGGCTGGCCCAGCCGGACCGCAGGGTCCAGCGGGTGTTGCTCCCGACGAGGTCGCCATCAGTGCGACCGATCCGGGCGGGACGTTCGAGTTGTGGATCGACACGTCGGTATGAACGGGAGCAACTGATGCCAGTACTGAAGGCCCGCATCAGCGGCGCATGGGTCGACGTCGGTGGTGGCGGTGTCGATGAGGTGTGGATCGGCACGGCTGCGCCGACCGACACGGCGACCGAGTTGTGGTACGACACCGACGAACCGAACCTGTACGAGCCGGATACGGCCCGATGGAACTCGGCGTGGGGCAACGTCGTCCCGCAGACCGCCAACAGCGACATCGATGTGGCGGCTGGTCCGACAACCGTGCGAAGTGTGACGTTCACCGCTGTCGCCGGGCGTCGTTACGTCGTCCGCGTCCTGACGGCGAGCAGCTATACGACCGGCCAAACCGTTGGTCAGAGTTTCACGACCGCCCTCCAACTCGATGGTGTCACACAGTTGAACTTCGTCATTCAGGTCGATGTCAACGACAACTATCAGCCGTCAGCGACGACCACGGTTGAACTCACTCCGGCCGGTGGCAGCCGCACTGTCGCCATCGTCATCAATCGCAACAACGGCACCGGCACGTTCCGTGCTCGCTACGCGCTGGCGATCGACGACGTCGGCCCGGTGTCCCTGTCGTCGAACCCGCCCGCCCAGCCCGCCAGCGTATGGACGCCAGTGACATTCCAGAACGGCTGGTCGAACAGCGGCGGTACTCACCAGTTGGGGGCGTATCGCCTCCTGGGTGATCAGGTGCAACTACGCGGCCTTGTCAAAGGTGGGACGAACGCGGCGGCGATCTTCACGCTGCCAGCCGGATATCGACCGACAGCGACCGTGGTGGCGGCGACCAACCACATCGTCGGCGGCAACTGGGCGTTCGGCATCGTCCAGATCGCGACTGACGGTGCCGTTGCTCCGTTCGGCTCGGCAGCGCCAACGGACGTCTCACTCAACAACCTGTCGTTCTCGGTGCTCTGATGGCTGGGGAGGTATAGCTGGTGGGCGCAGGGGTTTTGAAGGCCAAGGTCGGTGGCCAGTGGGTGCCGATCATCGGGTCGGGCATGTCGGCCGAGGTGGCCCGATGGAACAGTGCATGGGGGGTCGTCGCCAAGGGGACGTCGACATCGAACGCTGGCGGCCTCAGCGCGGATACGACGATCATCTCGGTCACGGCGACGCTCGTTGCCGGTCGGCGCTACCGCCTCGCTGGCACACTGCAAGTTGGTAGCTCCACTGCCAACGCCATCCAGTTCGCCAAGATCACTGACAATGCGCTGACGCAGTTGAGTGTCGACAACGAAATCAGTACCACCGTCAACACGCTGGAACCCGTCGCCTATGTCGAGCCGGTCGTGTCGGGTCTGGTGACGTACCTCCTGCGGGCGTCGTCAACTCAGACGTTCGCCCTCAATGGCGCTTCGTTCCAGCCGCACGTATTTACCGTCGAGGACGTCGGCCCGGTGATCTACAACGCCGCACCGGCACCGATCGGCACCCCGACGGCGTGGACGAACGCCACGTTGCAGAACTCGTGGGTCAACGTCAGTTCCTCCACATTCACCTCCGCTCGCTATCGACTGAATGGCGATCGGGTTGAGGTTGAGGGGCTGGTCGGCGGTGGGGCGTACAGCGTGGCGATCTTCACGCTTCCGGCGGGGTACCGGCCGTCCAAGAACTTCGTGTTTACATGCTTCGGCTCGGGGGCCAATGGCGCGGTTGGGGCGTTCCGCGTTGATGTCCAACCAGATGGCACTGTCTTGGTCCAGGCGGCTGCCGCCGGGACGACCGGGCCTCCCAGCTACATGACCTTGACCGGCATCCAGTTCTCGACTACGCCCTAGGAGGCACCATGTCCTACAACACGATCCACGAATCATCCAAGGATGAGGTGCTCAACGGGCGGATCACCGCCTGCTGCATGCAGGAGCACCACGAGCCGCTGACCGAGGCGATGTGGGCGGTGTACACGGCCAGCGACGTCGAGGAGGCGTACGCCTACGCCTTGTCGGTCGACAACCCGAACCCCGGCGGGGACGAGACGGTGGTGACCGACGGGATGATCCTGGCGCACGTCCAGGGGTTCTTCAATCCGGCGCCGCTGACCATGCCCCCGGAGGCGCAGCCGAAGTGACCCTGAACGAGTCCCAGATCACCTGGGACCAGCTACTCGAAGAACGCGAGTGGCGGCGCTGCTTCCCACAGACGACGAACCACGCCAAGCTGCTCGCTGGCTTCGACTACTTCTGCCGGACGTTCGTGTACATCAAGCATCCCGAGCGCGGCCGGATCAAGTTCGAGATGTTCGACGCCCAACACGAGACGGTCGAACTGTGGATCAAGAGCCGTTACAGCCTGATGCTCAAGGCCCGGCAGCTGGGCTTCTCCACCCTCGTCGCCGTGTTCTGCCTGTGGCTGACGTTCGGCTATCCCGACCGCGTCATCATCATGCTCAGCCGCACCGAGCGCGATGCGATCAAGTTGCTGGCCAAGGCGAAGTACGCCTACCGCTTCCTGCCCGACTGGATGAAGTGGCGTGGCCCGATCATGAACGCCACGCAGACGAAGATCGAGTTCACCAACGAGAGCTACATCGAGTCCCTGCCGTCGGCGTCGGACCCTGCGCGTGGTGAGTCGGTGTACCTGGCGGTGATCGACGAGTTGGCCTACCTGCCCAACAGTGAAGAGGCGTGGTCGTCGATCGAGCCGATCGCCGACGTCGGCGGGCGGGTCATCGCCCTGTCGACGGCCAACGGTGAAGGCAACCTGTTCCACAAGCTGTGGGTCGGGGCGACGACCAAGACGAACCGGTTCACCGCGATGTTCCATCCGTGGTGGTCGAACGGGCGCAACCAGGCGTGGTACGACGAGAAGAAGGCCGACCTGCCGGAGTGGCAGCTGGCTCAGGAGTACCCGGACAATCCCGACGACGCGTTCTTGAAGTCGGGGCGTCCGGTGTTCTCCCTGGAGGTGTTGCGCAAGCTGGAGACCCGACCGCCGATCGCCCACGGCTACCTCGCCGCGCACCGCAACGGACGGTTCGTCGTCGACGACGACGGCCCTCTGAAGATCTGGGCGTTCCCCTCCGGTGACGGCCGCTATGGACTCGGTGCCGATCCGGCTCAGGGCATGGAGCACGGCGACTACTCCAGCGCCCACATCATCAATGTGCGCGATGGCGTCGTCGCCGCCCACTGGCACGGACGCATCGACCCGGACCTGTTCGGCAGCCAAGTCCTCGCTCCACTCGGACGGATGTACAACGACGCACTGATCGGTGTCGAGTCGAACAACCACGGCCTGTCGACACTGAAGGCGTTGCAGCGGGTGCGCTACCACCCGATCTACATGCAGCGCTCGCCCCGCTACAAGCGTTCGATCCCGACCGACATCCTCGGCTGGCGGACCAGTCAGATCACCAAGCCGTTGGCGATGGACGAACTGAACATGGCCCTGCGCGAAGGCACGGTGATCCTCGAAGACGAGCAGACCATCGCCGAGCTACGGACCTTCGTGCGCGACGACAGCGGGAAGATGAAGGGGTCGCCGTTCGACGACCGCACCGTCAGTTTGGCGATCGCCAACCAGATGCTGAAGTACGTCTGGCTCAAAGACTTCGAGCCGCATCGCGAACCCGGCCCAGGAACGATGGGCTGGATGGAAAAGCAGCTGTACGGCGACGACGTCTATCAGAAGATCGCCCCGCGTCATAGGCTCGCCCCGCGCGATCCGATCGGGAGTCACTTCGTCCGCGATCCCAGCGCCAGGAGGCAGTCATGAACATGAGCGGTCGGCTCGATCGTCAACGCTTGCCAGGTCACTACCACAAGCGCAAGAACAAGCGGCTGGACCGCCGGGGCTACGCCACCAACCCGCACACGGTGTGGGGCGACTACTCCACCCTCCCTGGTGGGATCACCGGCCCACAGGCGAGTGGCTGCACAGCAGGTGCGCCTGGCTCGTTCACCCCGGCAGGCTGCGACGTCCCCGGCAGCTTGGCCGAGTTGACGGCCCTCGGGTCGCTCGGCCAGACCGCGGCGTGGACCACCGGCCAGTACGTCAACCTCGATCCTTCCGGCTCCGCCTACTGGAACGGGACGGCCTGGGCGTTGGGCGTCAAGCCGTGATCTGTCCGGAGTGCGAGAAGCGCTCCGTGTCGGGACACCTGACGACCTGCTACCCCTGCCACATCGGCAGCATCGGTTGGACGTTCCGCGGTGGCGGACACAACTGGGGGCGGAACAACTTCAAGGAACGTACGAACGCCGAATGGGTCGCCGAGCACGTCGGTGACGTGAAGAACACCCCAGGGATCGAGCCGCTGTGAAGACGTCTGACTACCTCGCCTACTGCCGTGACGAGGTGAAGCGATCGAAGAACTGGCGAACCCAGGAGATGTACGACGCCGACTGGAAGCGGTACATCGACCTGTACCGCGGCAAGCAGTACGGCTCGATGTCGACCAACGACCAGCTGATCGTCAACCTGGTGTTCTCCACGATCAACGTGCTCGGCCCGGCCGTGGCGGTGAACAACCCGCGGTTCGTGGTCAACGCCCGCCGCCCCGACACCGCACCGCAGGCGGTGATCACCGAAGAGGTGCTCAACTACGTCTGGCGGACGTACCGCTACCAGGAGGACTTCCGCCTGGCGGTCAACGACTTCCTGATCACCGGCCACGGCTGGATCAAGTGCGGCTACAAGTTCACCAAGCCGCCGGAAGAGCGCAAGTCGGACGAGTCGGACTCGATGAACGACCCGACCGCCCCCGACCAGGAAGGCATCGACGATCGCGACGACGTCGAAGGCAACGTCGAGTCGGAGATGTACGTCTACGACGACCGGCCGTTCATCGAACGGATCTCCAACTTCGACATGTTCGTCGACCCCGACGCTCGCCACCCGAAGGAGATGTGCTGGGTCGCCCAGCGGGTGTGGCGTCCACTGCAGGACGTGCGTGTCGACAGCCGCTACTCGGCGACGGCACGCAAACGTGTCGGTGGCAGGCGCTGGTCGCGCTGGTCGAACTCCGACGGCGATGGCGATGGACGCGACGACAAGCCGGACAAGGGACCGAAGTCGTTCGTCGAAGTCATCGAGTTCTACGACATCAAGCGGCGCACCGTGGCCACGTTCGCCCTCGATGGCGGCGGCCAGGACACCAACGACCTGTTCCTGATCAAGCCCAAGCCGATGCCCTACGCGATGGGCCACCCGTTCGTCATGCTGCGCAACTACGAGGTGTCCGACACCTTCTACCCGATCGGCGACGTCGCCCAGATCGAGTCGCTGCAGCTGGAACTGAACCAGACCCGCACGCAGATGATGAACCACCGCAAGCGCTTCCAGCGCAAGTGGCTGTACGAGAAGGATGCCTTCGACCGCGACGGCGTGGCGGCGCTGGAGTCGGACATCGACAACACGATGATCCCCGTCATGTCGGACGGGAACCCGTCGAACGTCATCGCTCCGCTCCCAGCGGTGATCACGCCGACCGACTTCTACGACCAGTCGTCGATGATCTCCGGCGACCTGGACCGCGTGTCGGGAATCTCCGACTACCAACGCGGCTCGGGGCAGACGAGCATCAAGCGCACCGCCACCGAAGCAGCAATGATCCAAGACGCGGCGAACTCGCGCGCTCAGGATCGCCTGGCCAAGATCGAAGGTGTGCTCGCTCAACTCGGCGAGCGGATCATCGGGCTGATGCAGCAGTACATGACCGGCGAACAGGTCGCCCGGATCGTGACGATGCCCGGCAAGGCGTGGGTCAACTACGACGCCGACTACATCCAGGGTGAGTTCGACTTCGATGTCGCTGCCGGTTCGACCGAACCGATGAACGAGACGTTCCGCCGCCAGTCCGCACTGCAGCTGGTCGACGCGTCGATGCCGTTCCTGCAGATGGGCGTGGCCAACCCGGTCGGTCTGTACATGCAGGTCTTGCAGAAGGGCTTCGGCATCAAGGACGTGTCGACGCTGGTCCAGGTCCCACCCCCGCAGCAGCCTGATCCGTCCCAGGCTCAACCGCAGGGGGTGGCGCCGCCTGACGCGGGTCCGCCACCCGGACAGGACCCGAGTCAGGTGCTTGGTGGCCCAGGGGGAGGCGCACCTCCTCCTGGGCCACCACCGCCGGACAACATGCCGATGCCACCCGGACAGCAGCCACAGTTCGGTGGTCCCGCGCCGATGCCGATGCCGCCAAATGTCGGCAACCTGCAGGCACCACAGATGCCGCCGACACCCGAAGACATCCCGCTGCCGCTGCTCATGCAGCTGCTCGGCAGTGGGGGTCCGATTCAGTAGTTGCCATTGGGCGTATGATCCGGGCCATTACGGGAGCAAGCCCGATGGAAGGAACTCTCGATGAGTGATACACCTCTCAGTGAGGGGGTGGAGGCCGATCTCGGTCCCGACAGCGGGGAAGCCGGAGAGGTCGAGCAGTTCGAAGCAGGCACCGAAGAGCCTGCTCGTCAATACGTCGAAGTCGACGACCCTGACAACCGCTGGGTGCGGACCAAGGTCAACGGCGAAGACGTTGAGATTCCGTTCAGTGAGTTTCAGCGTGGCTACAGCCGACAGGCCGACTACACGCAGAAGACCCAGGCTCTCGCCGAGCAGCGACAGCAAGCCGAGTTCGGGCTACGACTCCAGCAGGCGCTGGAGGCCAATCCCCGGATGACCTTGCAGTTGCTCGCCGAGCAACATGGGATGTCACTCGCTGAGGCTCGTGCGGCTCAGGCCGCAGCCGAGCCAGAGCCGGAGTTCGCAGACCCTCTTGAGAAGATGGTCTACGAGGAACGCCAAGCCAGGCTGGCCCTGGAGGAGCGGCTCGCTCAACGGGACATCGACGAGCAGCTGGGTCGGGCCGTGCAAGGACTGCGCACCGAGTTCAACGCGAGCGAGGATGATGTCCGCACGACCATCAGCACGGCCCTGCAAATGGGGTTGGGTGTTGAAGCTCTCCCGATGATCTACAAGACGATGGCCTACGACCGCTTCCAAGCCACGCTGGCGCAGCACCGCGCCCAGCAGGAAGCCGAGACGGCACGCCGCACGCAAGCCAAAGCGTCGGCGTCGAGCATCGTCAGTTCAGGGCAGGGTGCCGGGAATGGACTCACCGATCGGTTGAGCGCGGATCGGAACATGTCCATCCGCGAGGCCATCGAATCTGCCTTCGAGCAGATCGAACGGGGCTGAGCACCCACGCTGAAAGGTGAGCTATGGCTCTCCCGACCACCCCATTCACCACATGGGACAACCTCCTGACAACGACGATGCGGAACTACCGCAAGTCGCTGACCGACAACATCTTCAACAGCCGCCCGCTGTTGGAGTACCTGATGAGCAAGGGCCGCGTGCGGATGCTCGACGGTGGCATCTCGATCGTCGAGCCGCTGCTGCTCGGTCCCGGTGAGGCCAACTCGTACGGTCCCTGGCAGCAGATCCAGGTCAACGCGGTCGACGGTCTGTCGGCTGCCGAGTTCCGCTGGAAGCAGCTGTACGCCACGATCATCATCTCCGGCCTGGAAGAGGCGCAGAACAACGGCAAGGCCGCGGCGATCAGCCTGATCGAAGCCAAGGTCATGCAGGCCGAAGAGACGCTGCGCGACCTGCTGTCGAAGATGCTGTACGGCACCAAGGCCGGACCGCTGGCGACCGACTTCGATCCGCTGACCACGCTGATCGACGCGACCGCTGCGGCTGGCGGGATCACCCCGGCTGCCGCCCCGGACCTGACCAACCAGTGGCGTTCGCCGACGTGGAACGCGGCGACGAACACCGGGGTCGACGCCAAGGGCGCGGCGATCACCATGCCCGGTGCGGCGCTGTCGTCCCCGTACGACGCGACGGAGATGGAGACGGTGCTGCGGCACATGTTCATGCTCGCCTCCGACGGCGGCTCGGATCATGTCGATGCGATCTTCTCCGGGCGTGCCTGGTACGAGAGCTACGAGGCCAGCCTCACCCCGCAGGTGCGGTACACGGACACGTCGAAGGCGAACCTCGGGTTCCAGAACCTGATGTTCAAGAACGTCCCGCTGTACTGGGACCCGGACTGCCCCGACGGGACGGCCCTCGGCCTCAACTCGAAGTACATCGGGCTGGCGATCCACTCCGACCGCAACTTCAAGCAGTCGCCGTTCACCTCGAACCTGGCTGGCTCGGTCGCCTCGACGCCGAACGCCAACCCCGGTGCCTCCGCTGCCGCCCCGGCGGCGAACGCGATCGATGCTCGGGTGTCGTTCATCACCACCTACGGCAACTCGACGGTGCGCAACCGGCGGCGCAACTTCAAGGTCACCGGCGCGACCTTCAGTTGACTGTGCTGGGTGGCCATCCGGAAATTCCGGATGGCCACCCCTAACGGCTGGAGGCCCCATGCCCACCCAGGACTTCTCACCCAAGCCAGCGACCGGCGTCGGATTCGGTCCGAACATCGCTGTCCAAGGGCAGGCGTACGGCCAGTTGGTGCAGGGCGTCGCCCGGTCCAACGCCGCGTCACCGGAGGGCGCGGTGCAGCCTGCTGGGCTGTTCTCCACTGCTCCGTACCGTGGACCGGCCAAGGCGGGCGGGTCGGTCAGCCTGATCAAGATCGAAGCGATCCGCGAAGACGTCGAACGCGACGCCCGCTACGGCAAGTGCTTCGGCAACGACGACACCTGCACGGCGTGGGGCACACAGAAGTACAACGGACTGTGCAACGCCCACGGCCGGATCGCCCTCGGCTTGTCGGCCTACTCACCGAAGGGTGGCTGATGGACGTCCAAGAGCTACGCAACTACGCCCGAGCGCAGATGGACGTCGATGACCGCGACCTGCCCGACAGCGTGCTCAACGTGTACCTCCAAGAGGCGTTCGACCGGACGATGGCGTTCACCAACAAGTGGCCGCGCAACGAGACGGTGTGGGGTCTGTCGGTCCTGGCCGACGACCCGAGCGCGACCATCCCCGCCGACGTGAACATCCCCTCGATCACGTCGGTGATCGCCGTGGACAACGGCTACGCCCTGGTGCAGATCGACCAGCATCTCGCCGAGCAGAACTTCTCGCCGCTGAACGTCGTCAGCCAGGGCACCCCCGTGTACTTCTCGATCTGGGGCGACCAGCTGTACCTGTGGCCGCGGCCGATGGCCAACACGGTGTTCGACCTGAGGATGCGCGGCTTCCGTCAGCCGGTGTGGTCCAACGCCGCCTCGACCATCCCCGACCTCGATCCGCGCCTGCACGTCACCTTGGCGTACTTCGCCCTCGGCCTGGCCTACGCCAAGGAAGAGGACGAGGTGATGGAGGGGATCTACATGGGTCGGTGGAACCGTGACCTGACCCAGCAACTCAAGGCGATCCTCGAACCGTCCCATCAGCGTCCGCTGGTGATGCACGGAGGTTCGCCGATCGGGGGCGTGCCCTCGTTCGTGGTCATCCCGCCGTCGGTGCCGTAGATGGCCGGGAACCGCTTGACGCCAGAGAACCTGACCGACTTCACCGGCGGGCTGAACTACAGCAGTGATCAGTTCTCCCTGGCGGAGAACGAGTCGCCCGACCTGATGAACATCGACCTCGACCCACGCAGCGGGTTCACCACCCGACGCGGCTGGCGGCGGCGGAACCTGGCCGAGATCGCGGCGGTCACACCGTGGCAGCCGCGCAACGCTGTCGTGCACACCGTGGCGACCGGTGAGCAGACGATCTTCGTGGTCAACAACGAGGTGATCTACGCAGCCCCCGAGTCGGGGGTGTTCGCCCCACTCACCGGCCCGGTGGCCCAGGGCACGCCGCACGGTGCTGACTTCGTCTCGTGGGGCGAGGACGTCTACTTCACCTGCGGCATGGGTCAGACCGCGTACCGCCGCCGCATCGACGGGACGCTGACGGCGATGACCCCTGACGTGTGGTCCGAAGTCGACAGCCCGGCCCTCGACACGATGCCGCGCGCCGGGCTGTGCGAAGCCCACGCGGGCTACATGTTCACCGCCCGCATCCGCGAAGGCACCGTCTCGTACAACACCAGGATCCGCTGGTCGCACCCCAACCGCCCCGACGCCTGGCGCGAAGACGACTTCCTCGACATCGACGCCTACGGCGGCAAGATCACCGCGATCATCTCGTTCCGCGACCACCTGCTGATCTTCAAGACGACGAGCATGTGGGCGCTGTACGGCTACAGCGACGACTCGTGGCAGCTGTCGCTGATCTCCTCGTCGATCGGCTGCCCAGCCATCACAGCGGTGACCAAGTCGGAGACGACGGCGTTCTTCTTCTCGGCGTCGAACAAGAACGGCATCTACGCGTACAACGGCGAGCAGCCGACGTACATCTCCGAGAAGCTGCGCCCGGCGATGTCGCAGATCACCTCGTTCACCAACGTGTTCGTCTCGTGGGCCAACCGCAAGCTGTACGTCGCTGTCCCCTGGCGGCCACCGAACGCTGCGGTGACCGACCCGGCGTCGCTGTTCATCTTCGACCCCGATATCGGCGACGGCGCGTGGACGATGTACTCGTCGCCGTACGGCGCGGTGGCCTCAGTCGTCGACGGCAGCGACATCAACTCGAAGTTCCCGCTCGCCGCCTTCTGGTCGACGCGCACCGCAGCGATGCTCGTGCTCGACACGATCGACGACGCCTACGACGAGATCCTCACCTCCGGCGGTGTCCTCACCCGCCAAGACTTCCCCGCCTACTACCGCACCCGCTGGCTGCACGGCGGCTGGCCGGACGTGCGCAAGTCGTGGCGCCGCCCGATGTTCATCTGCCGCCGCGTGCCACACCAGGTCGACTTGCTCGTCGAACAGTTCCGCGACTACGACGAGACGACGATCCGGCGCACCGGCCTCGTGCCCGGCGACATCTTCGAGGGCAACGTCTGGGCGGCTGGTGGCTCGGCGGCTCCCGGCGGCATGGACTGGGGCGAGGCGGGAATGACGTGGGGCGCGCAGGTCCAGGGTGCCTCGCTGATCCGTGGCGGGCCGATGGGTCATGCCTCCTCGCTGCAGCTGCGCGTCACGCCCGCAGCGAACACTCCGCAGCGCAAGTGGGGCGTGGATGGGATCATCATGAAGACGACGATGCAACGGTTCAGGACGTAGGAGACAAGACATGGCCAAGATCGCCCTGCCGTACACGATCATCAACGGCGACCCCGTCGATGCCGGACCGGTGCAGTCGAACTACCAGACGATCGAGACGTACTCGAACCAGGAGTTGATCGAGCGCGGCGGCACGGTGGCGATGACCGCACAGCTGAAGCTGGTCGGCAACCCGGTCGCCGCACTCGACGCCGCACCCAAGCAGTACGTCGACACGATGGTGCCGATCGGCGGCATTCTGCTGTTCGCCGGGAGCACTGCCCCGGTGGGCGGGACGTGGCTGCTGTGCGACGGCACCGAATACCAGCAGGCGACGTACCCCGAGTTGGCCGCGGTGATCGGTGCAGCCAACGGTCGCTTCAATGTTCCCGCGCTGATCAACCGCGTCCCCGTCGGTGGCGGCGGGGACTACGCCCACAAGTCGATCGGTGGGAGTGCTGATGCCGTCGTGATCGCTCACGGTCACGACATCAGCCACACCCACGCGGCGAACAACACCGGGACCGTCAGCAACGATCACAGCCACGCGGTCAACATCACATCCGGTGCTTCTGATCGTGCGCTGGGGACGAGCAGCAACGGCGATCACAGCCACGTCGTCGCGCTCGCCGGATCGAGTGGTTTCCTCGTCGATGGCATCGGAGCCAGTCCGTCGGCCGGGATCGACCTGGGCGAGGAGAACGCCTACGGCTTTGTTCCGGCGACATCAGTCGCCGGGGCGCACACCCACTCGGTGACCGACCACCTTCACGCGGTCAGCGGCTACACCGGCGGCATCTCTGCCGACCACACACACACGTCGCAGACGCCAACGTTCAACGGCGCGTCGAACCAGGTCGGTGTGGCGGGTGCAGGGCTGAACATGCCGCGGTACTTCGCCCTGGCGTTCATCATCAGGGCCAAGTAGTCATGGCCCTGTCCGGCTACGGCGTCCCCGACCTGGGGGCATACGACCGCCAAGCCAACGACCTGCAGTACCGGTTCAACACCGACTCGGCGTCGAACGCGTACGGCCGGTTCCTGTCGCAGCAGCGTGGCTCACGCGACCTTGGCGACCTGACGCAGAACTACCAGCGCGGCCTGCCGGGGGCGTACGCCAACTTCAACGGTCGCGGCCTCGGCGGGTCGAACAGGTCCGGGTTGCAGCAGCGGGCGATGCGCAACTACGTCGGTGACTACGGCACCCAGTACCTGCGTAGCCAGCAGGACATGACCCAGGGCTTGCAGCAGTACGACCTGCAGCAGGCCAACAACCAGCAGAACTACACGAACCAGCTGCTGTCATTGCAAGGACAGAAGGCGCGTGATATCGCCAACGCCGCGCTCGGCATCGAAGCGTTGCGCCCCTACCTCGGAGGGTCTTGATGGCCGGTCAGTACGACGCAACACCAGTCCCAGGCGAGAGCGCGTCGGCACGACGCAAACGCCTCTCCGCCCAGGGGTACTACAGCACAACGCCAGGCAACAAGTCCCCCGCCCACGCGGCCGAAGCCGGTGGGGCGGGGACGTGGTATGACCCGAGCACGTACTCGGGTCAGTTGGCCGCGGCCAACCCGAACGTCAAAGGGATCACTGCCAAGTCCAGTCCCGGCCAGTACAACAGCCTCCTGTTCAACTACATGCAGGGCGGCAGTGGATCGACCGGCAGCACACCGAACAACAAGTGGACGACCTACGGCGGCGGCGGCGGTGGTGGTCGTGGCGGCGGTGGCGGTGGTGGTGCAGCCGCACCACAGCTGACCCAGGCGCAGCTGGATCAGCTGTACGCCCTGATGCGCGGCGCCCAGCCGGGCAGCCAGACGGCCAACCAACTCGACCTGCCCGACTACCAGGCGTACCAGGGTGCGGCGTTCGACCCGTCGATGTGGCAGCAGCTGCAAGGCAACCTCGACACCGCCGTGGCCTCCGACCGGGCAGCGGCAGGCCAGGCGTACGGGGACTTGACCAGCTACCTGAACACGAACTACCGCAACGCCTTCGCCGGTGGCCCGCAGACGACGATGGGCAACGCCCCCGGCATGGACCAGCAGGCGATGAACCGGATGCTGCAGGCCCAGAACGTCAACCCGAACGCCCTCGGCGAGCAGCGCAACTACGCAGGCGGCGCCGACCAGGCGTTCGGCAACCTGCTGGCGATCCTCGGCGGCAACGAACAGCAGGCCCAACAGAACCGGCTGGGCAACGTGCAGATGGACGCCAACACCACTAACCGGGCGCTCGACATGGCAGCCCTGTCAGGCAAGACGGGGATCGGGCTGCAGCAGGGTCAGGCGCAGCAGGCGTGGAAGCAGCGCCAGGACGACCAGGCGTTCCAAGAGTGGCAGAACCGCCAGGCGGCCCTGCAGCAGGAAGCGATGCAGAACTGGCAGCGGGGCAACACGGTCGCCGACACGAACCTGGCGGCCCAGAACGCATGGAAGCAGGGCAACATCCAAGACCTGATCGCACTGCTACCGCAGCTGATCCCCGGCGGGCTGAACTTCCCTGATCTCGCAGGGATGGGGCTGGCCTGATGTTCCCCTACGACATGCCCCAGGACATCGGCGGCGCCGAATGGAACTCGTGGTTCTCCAGGCAGCCGTCGCTCGTCAAGAACCAGGTGGTCCAGGCGATCACCTCGCTGACATCCGACCAGTCGCTGCCGCCGTCGATGACCCAGGGCGGCTACGCCCCCGAGTTGGACCCGCAGTCCGCCGGGCTTCTCGGCATGGGTGCCGCACCGGTCGAGCGCAACACCAAGGGACAGATCCAGCCGTACGACCTCGGCGTCGGGTCGACGACGACGAACGTCCTGCAGGACCGCAACTCGTACCTGATCGACAACGCCGCAGCGATGCAGGCCGGGCCGGGGGCGTACTCCGCCGAAGCGTTCAACCCGGTGTACGAGCCGATCGGCCAACCGTTGCAGGCGCCTGGAGCGCAGCTGCTGGATCGCTACGCCTCCAGCGGTGGGGCCAGCTGGCAGAGCTACATCGCCGACGCCATCCTCAACAAGGGACTCGACCCGGCGTCGGCCCAGGCCGACCTGATCCGCACGATCACCGCCCCGGAGACGGCGACGGCGACACCGCAGGAGAAGGCGCAGCGTCAGGCATTGATCGACTCGCTGCCCGGCCGGGCAGTCAAGGACCCGATCTCCGGGGTGTACACGATGATGGCCCCGGACCTGAAGGACATCGTCAACACCGTCGACACTGACAAGATCTTCGACTGGGCCGACAAGGGCTACCAGCAGATGGCCACCGACCCGCTCGCCGGGTACACCGACCCGGCCACCGGACTGGACTACGCCGGGGCGAAGGCCCAGGACTCGACGGCAGCGAAGTGGTACCACGATCGCGGCCTGTCCCTGCCGACCGACTCGTACACGGACCCGAAGTTCATCGACCAGATCGCCCCGGTCGACCCGGCCGAGATCGCTGCCTGGGAGCAGTCGAAGCAGAACACCGCGACCGCGGCCGACTCGGCGCTGCAGAACTTCCGCACCCAGCAGGACGTGTACGGCGCGACGCAGCGGGCATTCGACTCGTCGCAGCGCAGCACCGCGCCTGTCATGGACCTACCGATAGGTGGCGGTGCCGGGACGATGGGTGTCCGCCCTCGCTCGGGCGGCGACCAGCTGCCGACCACCGGGCTGCCGTGGCAGCCGACCGGGGCACCGGGCATCGTTGCCGGGCAGGGAGGGATGCGTCCACCGATGGCGCCGGGCCGTCAGCCATTCACTCCGTTCCAGCCGCCTCCCGACTTCCAGCCATCGAACCTCGGCGGGTCGGTCCAGCCGTCGCCGGGCCGGTCGATGTACGACGTCCCGCCCCCGACGTGGCTCGGTGGTCCGGCCGCACCGACCAAGCCGATCGGGTTCCCGATCGAGGGGACGGTGTCGGCCCCCGAGACCAGCCCCGGTAGGTCGCTGTACGACGTGCCGCCCCCGGAGGGACTCGACCAGGGGCCGTGGTCCGGATACGGGACAACCGCTGTCCCCGCCGCCGAGGCGAAGGGCGACTCGAAGGGCAACAAGAAGCCGCCGAAGTCGGCCAAGGATCTCGGCGCCGGGTTCATGCTCGGCTCGTCCCCGAACCAGGACATGGTCAAGGCCGCCTTCATCCGCGCCGAGGCGGCACGGAAGGCCAACGCTGCGGCGATCCAGGCACGCAGCGCGGCACAGGAAGCACCGGACGCCATCTTCCAGCAGGCGATGGCGTACATGTCGGCCAAGAAGTTGCAGGACTCGGGTCGCACCCGCCTCGGTGACCAACTGGCCCAGCGCGCCCTCGCCGCCCGAGCGGCCGGACTGTACGGCTACCAGTGAGCACCCTCGACGCCTTCGCTGCTGGCGGACGTCCGGCCGTGCAGGTGTACTCGCCGGGGCGTGCCCTGCCCCCGGCGATCACCGGACGGCAGACCACCGCGCAGTACGTGCAGCGTCGAGCAGCAGCGCAGGCCACCCCGCAGGCGTCGCCGTGGAGTGCGCTGGCCGAGAAGTACCAGGTGTCCCCGGAGGCACAGAAGAAGTACCAGGAGGACGCGCAGAAGGCGGCGCAGCAGAAGGCGATGGATGCCCTGCCCGCGTGGAAGCGGACACTGGCCAACGTCGTCGAGAACCCGTTGGTCAAGTACCCGTTGGCCGTACTCGGCGCGCCCAGTCGCCTCGTCAACGTCGGCCTGGAGGAAGGCGTCAAGCTGCTGCCCGACGCAGTGGAGCGGCGCCTGTCGGAACCGTTCGGTTCCGGCAACGACGTGGCCAACTCGGTCGCCCCGCTGGCGGGCGGCATCTTCGGCATGGACCAGGCCAAGATCCACGACGACCAGTCGGTCGCCTCACGGCTCAACCCGTTCAGCGACAAGTCGTACGGGGCCAGCGACATCTACATGGACTCGCCGATCCCGGTGATGACCGGGGCGCGCAACTTCGTTCTCGACGTCACCCACGACCCACTGACCTACGTGTCGGTCGGCGGCACCAGGGTCGGCATCGACATCGCCGAAGCGGCACGCACCGCGGCGCTGGCCGACGAGTCGATCACCGCTCTGCGTGCCGCCGAGAAGGCCGGAGATCACGTCGCCATCCAGGCTGCTCACGACGCAGCGATGGATGCGGTAAACGCAGCACGCAAGGCGAACACCCCGGTGAAGACGGTGCTGCCCCACACGCAGAAGGCCCGCGCCGATCTCGTCTCTGAACTGGTTGTCAAAGACCCATCGCTGGCCAAGTACAGCGACGAACTGACCAAGGGTGTGCGTCAGGGCTTCCGCTTCATGTCGCCCGAAGCGCGCGCCGCGATGGGCATCGACAAGGTCGGCCTGCGCCTGAACGGCACCAACCTGATCATCCCCGGCACCGAGAAGCTGACCGCGCCGGTCGCCCGCGCCGGGCTGGCGGCACGCGCCGGACTGTCCAAGCTGCCCCTGCCGTCGGGTGCGGTGCGTGGCGCGGAGGATGTCGCCAAGATCCTCAACGGCACCGGCTACGGGGACTTCGAGACGGCAGCAGCGCACCGCTGGGCGACCAACCAGGGGCGTGCCCTCGAAGGCCGGGCGAAGAACCTCGGCATCCGCGACCTGGTCGACACGGTCAAGACGTCGATGAAGAAGACGAACGCCTCCGAGCGTGAGGCGATGGTCTACGCGGCGGAGACGACACCGAACATGGAGCCGCTCAACGATCTCGGCAAGAAGATGCTCGGGATCTACGAGCAGGCTGCCGGGCGCACGATCGACCCGCAGTACCTGCGTGACGAGACGACCAACGTCCCGCACATCCTCGAACCGAAGTTCCGCCGCACTCTGGCCCGCGTTCTGGAGAAGGGCACCGACGAGGAGAAGCAGCGCGCCGAAGCGTTCCTGCGGGCCAACGGGATGCGCAACCAGGATCTGTTGGAGACCAGCGGTCACCTCGACAACGCCCGCGTGCTGACCCCCAACGCCGACGGCACACCCAAGCGCATCCAGGTCGGACCGGTCACGAAGGACGCCAACGGCAACCTCGTGCCGGTGCCGGGGATGGGGCACGAACTGATCATCGACGACGGGACGATCCGCGGGCTGAACAACAACGCCACCCTGCGGGCGTACTTCCCTGGCTACAGCGGCAAGTTCTACATGGACGACCCGATCAAGATCTTCGACGCATACAACTCGTCGCTGGCTCGTGACGCCGGGCGAACCGGCGGCATGTTCGCTCTCGGTCGCACCGCATCACCGAAGGCCCACGTCATCGAAGGCGAACTGGCCGACACGCTCACCGCCTACGACGCGGCGCTGCGCCAGCAGTCCGTCCCGCTGCGACAGATGGAAGCGGTGCAGGCCAACCCGCATGTCCCCGGCTCGACCACCCCGGTCCCGGCGGCAGCACCGATCGTGCCCGGCTCGGCGGCCGACACCGGGCGGACGTTCGCCAACAACCTCGAAGACATCATCGCCAACGCGACCAGCCCGGCTGACGTGCACGCGCAGTACCTCGCCGCCGGGGACCCGTTGACGCCGACGGACCCCAACCAGTTCTTCGCCCCGGTGCAGGGTCTCGACGCGACCGACGAGGTGCGCGCGTTCTACAAGGGCAAGAACAGCGAAGCCAAGCAGTACACCGGTCAGGTCGAGCAGGAGATCGAGAACGTCACCGAGCCGATCGTCAAAGACCTGTACGACCTGCGGACCAACATGATGCAGGGATTGCGCGACGAGAGCGTGGCATCGAAGGCGGGGATCAAGGACGCCACGACGACGATCCGCAAGTACCAGAAGCGGCTCAACGACCTCGGTCCACTCACCCCGAAGAACGCTCAGGAGATGGGCGACTTGATCAATGTCGTCGACAAGGACATCGCTGACCTGAAGCACGAGTTGGGTTCACGGCGCAGCCTGTTCGGTCGGGCGAAGGGTGCGATCCAGGGTGTGCAGGATGACCTGACGCTGCGCTACGGCACCGAAGAGAAGGCGATGAACGCGGCGGCGCGCAAGGCAGCCAAGGCGCGTGCCACCGCAGTCGAGGAGCAGCTGAACAAGAACCTGAAGTGGCTGGAAGGAATCCGCGCCAAGGCCGAAGCGAAGATCGGTGAAGGTCCGCGTGCTCTGGCCGACGAGATCCGTCGACGCAACGACGAACTGTTCCGCCCGGTGCGCGAGGCGCGCGCCGCGCTGGACGCTAAGGCGGCGTCACTGCCCCAGCCGCACACCGATGAGGCCGTCGAGCGCGCCCGGCAGGTGCTGGGTGAAGCGACCGAGATCGACCCGGCGTACACCAAGCTGTCGAACGAGTACACCAAGGCGCTCGAAGCTCGCGACCGGGCGGTCACCGCGGCAAAGAAGAACCGCCAGGGCAAGATCACCTTCGCCTCACAGAAGGCGATCGACGACGCCCAACAGCGCATCCAGTCCCTGCGTCTACGGCTGGGACAGATGTCCGGCAAGGGCAGTACGTACAACAAGGCCAGACAGGAACTCAACGCGCTGAAGGATTCGCTGGACACCGTCCCCGCCGCCGAGCGCAAGGCCGTCGAAACGAAGATCGCCAGGATGGAGGCGCAGTTCCGTCAGCGTGGTCGCTTCGCTGCACAGGAGAAGGCCGCGCAGGTCATCGCCGAGCACGAGGCATGGGTCAAGCGACTCGACGAGGCCACCGCCCCGGAGCGCAAGGCGTACGAGCGCATCCGCCAGGCTGCACTGAACTACCCCGAGCGCGTCGTCACCGACAATGCGGGCAGGCGCCTACGTGGTGCCGAAGGATTCGGTGGCGGCGCGACCCGCCGTGTCGGCGAGCCACTGCCCGCCAACCTGGTGCGCGAGGTCAACCCGGAGCGCACCGAGATCGAGGCGTTGCAACAGCTGCGTGCCGCCGGTCGGGACGCTGGTGTTGTCGAGCAGCAGCGCAAGGTCG